CTCCATGACAAGAACATTAAGGACATCTACCACGGTTTCAGTTTTACTTCTCGTTGGTTCAGCCATCACTGTCCACCTCGTCTGTTTTCCTGGTCTCGTAGTACGGACAATCGAAGTTGGCATTAACGTCTTTTGCGAAAACTTGACCACGTACAGGGTCCATGGACTTCTCGCGATTATGCGGGCAAGTGCATCTTTCAATCGCGCTAGTATAAAAGTCGCCGAATAAAAACTTGCATCCCGGACAAAATACTTTCTTCTTCGGCTGTGGTTCACTGAATGCTTCGTCCTTAGTTGGCATAACTGTCTCCTTATCTCATCTTGAGCGGCCATTCATACCGCTGTTTCAGTTCTGATTCCTCCGGTGGCTGTTCGCCGAATCCACCGAATGACTGCACGGGCATCACAATCGCCTCGCCACCCGTATCGGTTGCCAACACCACCCCTATCTTCTCCGCTGCCGCCTGCTGATCCACTGGTATTCCGATTTTGACCGCCCCGCTTATAATCTTCATTTCGAGTTCGCGGTCAGCCGGTGGTTCAAACCGTAGTTTAAAGCGCGGGAATCCTCCGGGCTGCTCACCGTAGTTAAGTATTACCATCGGCTCAATCAGTTGCGTATTCAGGGTCGCTTGAAGCCGATTGCTATCACGCTCAAGAACATCCTGGCGGACGGTGCCGTGCTCCTTTGCCAGTGCGAAACTACCCCCACCCTTTGATCCGGTGCCCGTGGAATGCGAACTGCCCAGTATCCCCCATGCCATTTCCTCGTTGCAGGCATCGCGTAACTTCTCGTTGAGTTGCGGGTCAGTCTTGGTCTGGAAGAAGTCGAGTTCAGCGCCGGCGGGATAGATGATCGCATTATCGTTCTGGAACCCCAACAGGGCATTGTATAAAGCCGCCTGCTGACCCAGGTCCCAGTCTATCGGGAATGCTGCCTTGGGCGTGGGGACGGCATTTCTCTCCGCTGCAATGATCCACCATTGGAAACCGTAATGCTTGAAATGCCACGGCCAGTACACGGACCGCAAGACGCTGACCCCGTATGGACCCTCGTACCGCTTCTTGTTCCGGTGCACTATGAATTTATTCGGCGGGACAGCCTCGCCATTGTATGCGTCCCACGTCTTGAGCATCAACCGGTTATGATAATCGAAGCTAAAGCGGCTCGGTCGTCTCGATAAAATGGAGTCCGGGACAGCCTGATTGCCTTCCATCTTCCACATTATCTCCGATACCGAATATCCGTTGCGGAGCGCTCCGAGAAGTTCTTCAAGATCGTCACCAAACTCGTCTATGTTCAGAAGCCGTTTCCTGACCCATTCCGCCATCTGCTCATCGGCTGAATCGTCCGAGGCGGGAATGACATCCCATTCCAGTCCGGCCACTGCATCAGTACGCACTCCCATTAATCCCGCAAGGTGGGCATCGGAATCCACCATAGAATCATAGAACTCGATGCTATCCTTGCCCGCCAGCGTCAGCACCGGGTCCGGGTTGGGCATGTACTGATTGACAATATACCAAACATCATGCGCCTTGGCCGGGTCTGATATCATGCTCAATAAAACCTGAATGCGTCTGGCGATGGACTTGCCGCTCGATTTGGAGGCGAAAAGTTCCTGCCTTTCGGCTGGCTTCTCAACTGTATCGGGGTTGTTCAAAGGTTGTACCCCTTTAGTATTTGTTTGCTCTTCCGTGGGACGCGAAGCCCCTTTAAGAGGTCCGCATCTAACGGTATAAATGTATCACCGTATAGGTATTCTGTCAAATATTCGATAGCCTTGATTGAGTGGTTATCTTTGTCCATCGGCCTTTCAGATGCGGCTTTATCAGCCTTGCGCTCTGGATAGGCATAAACGGAAAATTCACGGATGGTGTTCTTACATCGGGGATGGATTTTAATCAGCCCTGCAACCATCCGGCGGCGCACCATGTCGATACGATCCATGATACCCCCCTTGGAGTAATCGCGTACCCACTGGCCTTTGATCTTCTCGTTGGTCCTCTTATCGCGCCATTTGGCAAAGTAGTCAATACTGCCGGGGTCTTCGGGGTCGAATACATTCTTTGTTTTCTTGTTGTGGAATGGGTACTTGTGATCCATCGCCTTGAGATACGGGGCATGTTCGCTGTTATTGCGCTCCGTCTCGTAATATTCGTCCACAATGTACGTGGTATCCCCGACCTGACAAACGATCGGCACAGCAAACGGATTGATGTATCCAAAGTCGCCGCCGCGATGCCAGCGACCCTTGCTGATACTTGAAGTCTCGAATTCCTCTATGCAGTCCAGGTACTCGTTATAAACCAGACCGGAACGACTGATATATTTGGCCATGTACTGGCGCTGAATAATATCCTCGGGAACGGTCCTGCGCTGGCGTTCAATCCATGCCGCCGCCTTTGGGATGTACCAGTTGTCAATGGTCGTCCAGTGGGTAAAGCCCCAATCGGTAACATCGGGATCAAGACCGTCGAGCATCCACTGATGGGAGAACGAGCCGGGATAATCCGGGGTGCCTATCGCGAGGAATTTACCCTGAGCGTCCAGGAGGGTCGGGAACAGAATCTCGGAGAATGCCATCCCGTCCTTGAATATGGGGGCCTCATCGACGACGACTAAATCCCAGTCGAAACCGGGCCATGCATCCTTGTTGCGCCCGGTCATGCACATGATGATCGAGCCCCACACCGATTCAAGCTCCATCTCCTGAGCGGAGAAGCGGTCCGTTTTCAACGGGATGCCGAGCCGCTTGACCATGCGGTATACACGCCCGAATATGATACGGGCCTGCTTGTACTCCGGGGCAAGGATGAGTATCTTCTTGGGCCAGCGCTCACCCGGTAATATCGCGTCCTTGTAGCGGGCGAATTCAGTTACCACGACGGGAGCCGCCCATGCTGACTTACCGCCACGACGACCGGCACAACACCAGGTAAAGTCATGTTCGAGATAGGATCGAAGGGCTGCGGCCTGACCGGGATGCATGTTGAAGCCGATGGTGTTGAAGATAGCGGCTCGCCACGGTTCGATCAGGTATGAGTATGGGTTAGCTAGCATTTAAGGCATGTCTGCTTCAAGGGTTGCGGTCTGCCCGGTGAAGTCCTCCCAGCGCTTGATTATCACGTCGCAGTAGTGGGGGTCTATCTCCATGCCGTAACAGATGCGGGATAGCTTCTCGCAGGCTATCAGGGTCGAGCCGGAGCCGAGGAAGGGATCGATAACTATCTCAAGTTCATTCGTCATGGCTTCGATATACGATTGTGGAAATGCCACAGGATATATAGCTGGGTGCATTTTGCGAATATCAGACAGTTCTGGGGTCTGAATTAATACGGATGGTAGTTGATGATGAGTATATGTGGCGCTTGAAGTGGTTTTCATGCTTCCGTCTTTTGATCGTATACTCTTTTCAGGTGAGCCATCTCGCCAGTTTTTTCCGCGCCGAGCCTCGTATTTGTCCAGTTGATTGGGAATAGTCCTATTTAACTTCTTTGCATCTTTCCCGAATACAAATATCCATTCATGCACCATGAGAAACATTGCCGTTGCGCTTGCCATACTTCCCCCAATGGTCTTATTCCAAATATTCCAACTCAGAAATTTATAACCTGCATCCTTAGCCGTCTTTATATAGGCATCCCAATATTGGACAATCTCATTATCTTTTCGCTGTAACCCTAAATTAATTACCTGATATTCTGCAAATTCAAAGTGGGTTGGAATAAATTTACAAAGATGATCGACTGAAAGATTGTCACCACCATAATCTCGCATATCAGAATAGGGTGGTGATGTAAAAAGTAATTCCGCCTTTTTTCCATCCATCAACCGCGCAACATCATCCGCGTCGGTTGAGTCCCCACACATAAGCCGATGCTCGCCCAGCCGGAATATCTGACCGCGTTGCGCTATCGGTTCCTCCGGTACATCCGGCACGACATCAGGATCGGTCAAGCCCTCCACTGGCGTATCAATCCACAACTCGTCAAGGCGCATATCGATATAGTCAGTGGGCATCTCGATCTTGATATCGGCCAGTATGAGTTGTAAATCCTCGGTGAAGTCCCCGGTGATATGCGGGTTATTCAAGGTCACATTCAAGGCCCGTTCCTCTGATTCCGGCAACTCCACCACCACGACATCGGTACTCTTAATCCCGTCCTCGATAAGCACCTTAAGGCGCTGATGCCCGCCTACAATGTTCCCGGTCGTATCGTTTACGATGATAGGCTCAACCATGCCGAAGCGCCGTATGGAAGCTCTAAGGCCGTCCAGGGCGGCATCTGATATCTTACGGGGATTGTATTCGGCTGGCTTAAGTGTTGATCCCTTCCGCTTCTGAATCTTCAATGCTGTTCCTCCGCTCGCTATCGGTCCATCTTATTCACTCTCCAGTGGTGAAATATTAGTACCAGCGCCAGATACGCCGCATATGCTCCGAGAATAGGTAAATCTTCCATCCTGTCTTGCCTATGAATCTCGGCCTATGGTGGAGCTTGTTCTGACTAAAACTATACATCGATAGTCCGATTCTCTCAACGAGTATGCGCATGCTCTTTTTGACTATGGTGCTCATGGCTATCGGTCCATCTTCGCGCCGCATTCCGAGCATGTTAGTTGATTGCATGGTACTCCGGTTCGGTGAGTCATGGTATTGCCGCATTCCGGGCATGTGCAAGTGCCGCCCGGTCCCTCGCCCTTGCCTCCGGGCATTCGGCCCTGAGTGTCATTCGCCATCGGTGTTAACCTCCTTCTGTTTGATTACCGCGAACTGAGCGTCAGTCAACACCCCGAAGGCCCAATTGTCGCCACCGAATGCAGGCGCCACGTACTTATACACGAAGAGCCGCCCCGCCTCGTCACGGAACGCTATCGCGGGTTCCGGTCCAGTGACCTCTAGCATGATGTTGTTCTTATCGATGCCAGTCTG